ATGCGCATCAGCTGCTAACCAGTTTTGTTGGCGTCGACGTCAAGAGTCCGGAAACCTTAACGACAATTTGTCGGCCAGCCCGTCGGGAGACGTCACCCTGGGCACAATTATGTATGGGGGTGCTTTGTATCGCCAGCGTGGTTCTATAGACCAATTTGCTTCGTTTACTGAAATAGGCACAGCGCCCGTTGTAGGGCTTTCTCCCATCATTAAACAACTGTTGGGTCTAGGTGCCCACTCAGTCGCCTAATGGCTTACACAGACCTATTCAACGAGGCTATAGACGACCTATCAGCCACGCTTACAACCATTACTGGTTTGCGCGTCGTTACTGACCCTAGAAACCTCAACGGTCCATGCTGCTTTATTGACGCCCCATCATTTACATCATGGAACTACAACATTGTCAAAATGACATTTCCTGTGCGCATAATTTCAATTGGGCCAGCCAACCTAGATGCCTTGCGCAACATTCTTTCCATTTCAGCAAAACTCCTAACAAAACAAGTCGGTGTCACTTCGGGTCGGCCAAGTCTTGTTACTATAGGGGGGCAAGAGTTCCCGGCCTATGATCTTGAAATTTCACTACAAGCACAGGCAGGTTAAATAATGTATGTAATCATTTCTTCACAGCTGGGCAAAGTCGGTTCTGTATTTGAACCAGCCGACGGCCAAAGCATTCACCCTCTTTTAGATGGTGGTTTCATTGCTGAACAATCCGACACGGCAACCCCTAAATCTGCTAAAACTAACGACAAGACCCCACAGGAGTAACCAAAATGGCTACAAGCACTTATCTCAGCAATCCGACATGCACAATCGCCTCATACGACTTACAAGACCAATGCCACGCAGCAACATTGACCGTCAAATACGACGCCCTTGAGTCAACTGCTTTTGGCAGCACCTCTCGAGTATTTACAGCTGGTCTCGGAGACCACGAATTTACCGTTGAGTTGTATATGAGCTACGCAGCTTCAGAGACTTATGCTCAGTTGGCAGCAGTTGTAGGCACAGCAACAAACATCACCATTAAGCCAACGTCAGCTGCAACATCAGCAACAAACCCAGCATTTACCCTTACCGGAACATATCTTGAGGCGTTGCCTGTTATGGATGCCAAATTGGGCGAACTGGCAAGCATCAACCTCACATTTAAGGGTGGCGTTTACAGCGTCGCAACCGTATAAGGAACCATCATGGCCACAAGCACATATCTCAGCAACCCAGGCTTTAACATCCTGACTACCGCCCCCTCGACATATACCGACTTGACCGACCAATGCCACGCGGCAACCGTCACTGTCAAATATGACGCCTTGGAGTCCACAGCCTTTGGTGGGACATCTCGAGTATTTACTACGGGTCTTGGTGATCATGAGATCAGCGTTGAGTTGTATATGTCTTATGCAACCACAGAAACTTATGCTTCTTTGTCAGCACTGATTGGCCAGGCTTGCACAGTTAACGTGGCGACAACACAAGCTGCATTGACAGCGCCAACAACGACCGCGCCTAAGTTCACCCTTACCGGCACGTTTCTTGAAAGCGTTCCAGTTGTAGATGCTAAACTTGGCGAACTTTCTAGCATTACCCTCACCTTTAAAGGTGGGGTTTACACAGTAGCTACTGCATAACCACAACAAACAAAGGAAACCCGACATGAAATTAGAGCTTCGATTTGACATTGGAAGCGGACCACAAAACGTGACCACCAACCTTTGGTGCATCACCCAATGGGAACGCAAGTTTAAAACAAAAGCCTCAGATATGGCTAACGGAATTGGCATTGAAGATTTGTCTTTTTTGTGTTGGACGGCCTGTCAAACGAACAACGTCACAGTGCCAATTATTTTTGACGAATTTATAAAGATGCTTTTAATGCTTGAGGTTGTAAGCGAGGACACCGACCGCCCTTTCTCCGAGGCACCTACCGACATTCCCTAGCGGCGGTGCTTATAGCCACAGGGTTCTGGCCGCGTGAGGTAGAATTCACAACTGACGACCTCTCGACAGTCATCAAGATGATTAACGAAAGCAGAAAACAATGAGCTTCACGGCAGGGGTAAAAATTGATGGCACGCAAGAGACCATCAGACTGCTGAAAAAGTTCTACCCTGATTTGGCTAAAGAGTTCACTAAAGAAGTGAAACACATTGTCGCCCCAATCACGGATGCTGCCAAATCTAAGTATCCAGACAAAATCCTGTCTGGCATGTTTCGCAATTGGTCCCAAGGCAAAAACTCTCGCCCATTGTTCCCTTATTCGGCTTCTAAGGCTCGTTCAGGTATCAAGGTAAAGATACGCAACAAGAACTCCCAAGACATGCCTACGGCCGTTATAACCATCACTCAGATGAACCCAGCCGCAGCCATCGTTGATATGGCAGGAAAAACCAATGCCGGCACAGGAATAATGTTTAATCAAAACCTCACTAGCGCATTTGGCAATCCTTCTCGAGTCATGTGGCCTTCAACCGTTGATCACATAGCCCAAATCAATAACAACATTTCCGATTTAGTTCATAAGCAAGAGAAGATAGTTTCTTCACAATTGGCAAAGGTCGGCTAATGGCTGTCAATATCCCCATCGTCTCGTCGTTTTCCGGCAAAGGATTTGATAAGGCCATCACCCAATTCAAAAAACTGACCACCACCGCCGACAAAGCCGAATTCATCATGCGCAAATTTGGTGGCCCAGCATTGCTTGCCGGTATTGGTGCCCTGACTACTGAACTTGGGTTGGCTGTTAAAGCCGCTACAGAAGACCAACTCAGCCAGGAACAATTAAGGGTCTCGCTTGAAAACACCGTAGGAGCTAGTAGCGCTCAAGTGGCAGCTGTCGAATCGTCTGTCAAAGCTTTAATGCTTCAAACTGCAACGGCTGACACTGTTTTAAGACCAGCTCTTACAAGATTAGTTCGCGCAACTGGCGATGTCGCAAAGGCACAATCATTGCTTAAGGTGGCTGTTGATATTTCAGCTGGATCAGGCAAAGACCTTGAAAGCGTCACTTTGGCTCTTTCTAAAGCTGCAATGGGCAATTTCACCGCACTAAAACGTCTCGGAATTCCTCTTGATCAAAACGCAGTTAAAGCCAAAAATCTTGATTCGATTGTTCAAAGCCTGGGCAATTCCTTTGCTGGAGCAGCCACCGCAAAAGCAAATACTTTTGAAGGTCAACTTAAACTTCTTAAAATTGAAATTAACGAAATTCAAAAAGACATTGGATACAAACTTCTCCCAGTTTTAACCGATTACGCAAAGGTTCTAAGTCATTTAATAGCGCCAACGGATCAAGCAACTACTTCAACAAAAAGCTGGACTAGGAAAGTTATTGAAGCTTCCATAGCCACTATTCCTTTTATTGAAAACATCAAACTTGCCCTATTTGGGGTGGATAAATTAAATGCGGCCGTTCATAATCAAGCACTTGCTTTTGGACAAAATACTCGAGCATCTAGCCGTGTCACCAATGCTGCAAAAGAAGCAGCTGCTTATCAGTCTTTGCTTGGCGCAAAAATAGATGTGACAACATCAGCAACTTCTAAAGGCACTTCGTCAGCTTCCAAGCATGCTGCAGCCCTTAAGAAAATTGCCGACGCAGCAGCAAAACTTAAAAAAGACGCTGCAGACGCAGCCCAAGCAGTCAAAGACAAACTCACCCAGGCACTTGATGACGCCACGGTTGCTTTGGATAAAGCCCAAGGCAAATTCGATGCTTTCCATGATCTTGTTGGTTCAGCCATTACGGCTTCTTTTAATTTTGGCGATGCTCAAACAACCGCAGCTTCTAACGCTGCCGATTTAACTGATGCCCTTGCTAAACAAGCCGCTGCTCAACAAAAAGTAAACGTGGCACAAACTGATTTTAATCAACAGGATAATTACGCCAAAAATCTGGCTGAAGCTATGCAAGAACTAGCTGCAGCGACGGCCGATGTTCAAGCTGCACAAGCTAAACCAATGACGTTCTTTGACAGTCTCGCTGTACAGGCTCAAAAAGCTAAAGATTTTGGGGTTTTGGTTAACAGGCTTCTTGCAGCAAATATATCTGATGCAGCTCTTCAACAAGTTCTTGCTGCAGGTGTTGAAGGTGGAACAGCAATTGCCACAACAATTTTGGACTCTGCAGATGGTGTTTTAAAAGCCAATGAGTTGACCCAATCCATGACTGACCTCGCAGATCAAATGGGTAAACGAGCAGCTGAAAAATATTACGGAGCAGGAGTTTCGGCCGCCACCGCATATCTAAAAGGAATTCAAGAAACCTTGGGTCTTGTCATGCCTGATGTCAACCCTGCCAGTATTGATTTATCAGGTTTTTCTGTTGGTGGTCTGCCAACCTTGATGGCCTCCGGTGGCATAGTTACAGGCCCAACATCGATTATTGCGGGCGAGGCCGGGCCAGAAGCAATTATTCCTTTGGACAAAATGTCAAGCATGGGAATTGGTGGCGGCAATAACGTCACAATCAATGTGAACGGTGGCGACCCTCAACAAGTAGTTAATGCATTGCGTAAATACATGTCAACCAACGGTTCAATTCCGATAAAAATTGCTGTCTAATGGCTTTTACACCTCCAACAATAAACTTTTCAACAAGTATGAATGGAACATACACAAGCATTGCTGGCATTTTAAACGTAAATTTTAATCGAGGTCGTCAAAGATATTCAGATCCTTTTGCTTCAACTAACTGCACGATTGAAATGCTTGCCCCAACTAGCGACGCTTTAATTCCTCAAATTGGTAATTTTCTGGACATCCGAAACACCAATAGCGCAAGTTCGGAAGCTTATTTTGTTGGAAAAGTTACAGACGTACATCGCCAATATGACATTCCTTACACAAGCTCTACCAATTACGCACCGGGCGACCGAATCTTCATAAC